TTGGAATGTGCAGAAACAGAATTTTCTTTTCCGTTTCGGACGGTCGATAGAATAAAGGCATCGATCAATCGTTTTGATTTTCTCCTCGTCATGTTATTAAATTTTATAGTTTTTTTCTATATATATTTATATAAAATTTAATATATAAATATATAACCTATGACGACGACGACGACCCAGGATCCGAATTATTATGTGTTTGTTATCCTCAGTCTTGACCATCCGATATACCGTCGAATCCAGGATAAACGGAGACAGCTTCTGGAAAAATACGAGATCCCTTACACCGTCTTGATCAATCAACAAGACAGTTCGATCCACGATCACTCCGTTTCACCGACTCTCATCCCCTTTTCGTACGAGGAAGTGAATTTCCCCAGTTCGGATCAGAATCCCTCCATGACGTTGAAATTTCTGAATGCCACCAAATTATATTTTCGGTCCTTTCGGCGCTGGGAAGAGGTTCCAACCTACATTGTACGCATCAATGCCACTGTGTTTGTGGATTGGGTCTCGCTCCAGAATGAAATTCTTCCACACCTGCCCAAAGAAGGAGTTCTTGCCGGTCCCTGTTACACCCCAAATTGTGAACCCTTTATGAATGGGATGCTGATGATTTTTTCCAAAGACGTTCTCTACAAAATCCTCCATGATCCTGCGATTTTTAATAAAAAAATCATGTCCGAGAATGATGATGTGGTTCTCACCCGGCTTGCACGGAAACACGCCCCACACATGATCAATCTCATGAACCACTTTGTGTACCCAGAGTACGGGGATACCATCCATGACAATGGCGCGTACCGATTGGACAACATTCAACCCAAACAAAATCGCAAATACTTTTTCCGCATCGCCCATTACGAAAACCGAAACATGGACGATCATAATTGGGACACCCTCCTCTCCCATTTTTATGATATTTCTCCATGTATTACTACTACGGAGAATATGGTGGTGGAAACAACATTATCATCATCATCATCCACATTATTCTGGATTATTCTTGTGGGGGTAATCTTGTTAATCGCAGTTATTGTGGTGTGGTGGTGGACGAGGAAATGAATAAAAAGATATAAATATATAATGTAGATATATTTAAATTTAAAAAAATTCCGATGAGGAGAATCATGGTGATCCACGCCTGTCTGTTTCCAGGATTTGCGCAAATCCTGGAACGGATGCTTGTGCGAATGCAGCATGTGGGAGCGTGCAATACGTCGTTTTTTGATGAGGTTTTTGTTGGCACGGTAGGGCCTCGTGGGGACAACGACGAGAATATCAAGGATTTGATGGAATTGTTGCAAGAACCCGGTCGGTTTTGCACAACGCCCGTCACTCACCTCGGTCACGATGACGACGAACTGGTGTATGAACGATTTACGCTTCACAAGTTGCATACGATGGCAGTGAATGCAGAAACTACCGGAGAAGAATTCCAGGTGTTTTACTGCCATACCAAGGGCATCACCAAACTTCGAAACACCGCGGTCACCTTATGGGTGCGAACGATGATATCGTACTGTCTGGGGTACGCCCCTGTCATCCGTAAATTACTTGCCGACGAACCCTTGCGTGCGATTGGCGCGATTTTTCAAGAATTCCCGGTCGGTCATTTCTCGGGGAATTTCTGGTGGTCCACGTCGGTCCGGATCCGGAATCTTATTATTCCCATCGGGCCGAACTACCTGGCACCCGAGATGTGGATCGCAAGAAATGATCCAGACGACCGGTTTCCCAACCCGCATATGGAAGACAAGATGCGTTTCTCGATGATCCCTTTGTGCACCATGAAACCGGGTTTGTGGATGCAGGCAAAAACCTCGGACAATGTATTTCAACGGGATATACGAATGGATCCAGCGATTATGAAATATCTTAATAAAACCTCTTGCGATTCACTACAACAACAACAGCAAATGCAACCTCTACCCATCCCTGAAACCATTTTACGGGAAGGTCGTTACTACTTTGGATTTGGTTCGTCGTGGATCCGCATCTTCCCAAAGATGGACGAATTGCTCAAGAAGAATGTCATGAATCGTGATGTTTCTCATCGCACCATAACAATTCACGATATCCTTGTGTCGGATATCACAAGCCCTCCTGGAAAATTCAGGGACCCCTACCCGTCTCAGGTAAAAATGTTGATTATCCATGGACCCGAGGATCCCGATGTAGCGACACCCAAGATCCAGGCTTCCCGCGGTATCCATGTGTTCTTGGAGGGAATGACGTTGAATGTCTGTCTGTAAATTAAACACATATATTTATTTCGACTTTATTTTGTGAGGCTGAAGCATGCTGATCAATTGGTGGTGAAGATCGGGGGGTAGTTGATCGATGCCCGATATGATCTGGCGGCGTGCTTTCACGATTGGTTCTTTTATTTTTCGTGGAGATCGACAGGGAGCCGCCGCTTTGACGAATTTGGAGGAATGGGGTGCTTCTTGTTGGGGTGACAGTCTCTTGCGTTTCAGTCCTCGATCCAATTCATACACAATCTTGCTCCGTTGATAGGTCTGTTTGGCATTCATCAGCGTCTTGATCAACAGGATGGCGTTCACGAGATTATCCAAAAGACTGGATTGTTGTTGGGATCGGGGAGATGGTTTGGATTCGATCCTTTCGATCCCTTCTACCATCGTGTTGAATCTCCTGTTCATGGAGGCCAATGTATGATGTCCATGATTTTGATTCACCTGGTTCAAATGCGTTAGAAATAAACCAAAGACCTTGATTTGCTTTTCGACGGTAAGGGTGTCGACACGTTTCAAGATTTGTTGGAGTCGTTGTTCGTCCACCACGATGGGATTGTTAGGTTGAGGATCAAGTTCGGTTTTTAATCTTTCCAGAAAAAGTTGTTTGGAACGGAGTGCGTACGCACGACCAATGGAATGATACATGTCATCGTGTAGCCCAAGAAGTGTCACATCCTCCTGTTTCAATCCCTTGGCCCGGATCGCATCCATGAACGATGCCCACGAAATGTTGGACGCAAACAACAATTCCACCATATTCGGATCTCCCGCCACCGGATCGATCGTAAACGGATTCTTGGATATATTTCGGTGAAACGCATACTCTCGAAAAACAAACGTCAAGTAACCGATAATAAACCGCCGGGCGATATCCAATACCGTTTCTCTGGCCTTGAAATTCTCCGTCACACTCTGTTGGCGTTGCGTTTGACCGAGAGCGCGCAGACGCCGTTGTTGATCCATCACATCTTTTGCGGTTTTTAACGACCGACCCTGCGCCATGCCGTGTCGAACCAAATCACGGTTGACAACCCGGAACTGTTCCTGTATCATCTTGTCTGCGGACGACGTCGTCCGTACTCGCAAGGTCGGGTCTGCACCGGCCCGGATTAACAAGTCTATGATACGAGGTATCATGGGATGATTCCAGTGAAACGCAAGACTCATCAGCAATGTAATTTTTTTTCCAAAATATTTGGAAAAGGGGAGGTCGGAAGATTCGGATGGGGATTTGTGATCACCCGGAATCAGGTAATAGTCATTCAGACGAACTTCAGGATGAGAGAGGAGGTGGGTTAGCATACGAAAATAACAATCCATGTCCTTCTTCGTCGCGTTGCGATTATCCACTATATTTCCAATCGCAATAACCAGCGGCGTTTTTCCCTCATGGTCGGCAATGTTCTTGTCGAGTCCGGGGAGACGCAACAAACGGTCCAGGACATGAAAGTATTGGTTGTTGTTGATGATATCGTTACCATGGATGGATAAGGCGTGGTGCAAGATTGTTTTCCCAGTAGAGTCCTGTTCATTTACATGTTGATTCCTATCCTTCGAATCAAGAAAACGTAACAAAGAACTCACCGTGGTTTTCACCATATTCTATATTATTTATTAATTAATATTTTTTTAAAGAGGATCAAAAAAAAAATTCAAATAATATCATGTGTTTCTTTTCTTCCATTTTTTAGTTTCTGTATTCCACTGATAAACATTGCCAGGTTTTTGATCACCGTCATCATCCGTATAATCTTCATCCCCTTTATCTCCTTTATCTCCATCTTCATGTTCATATTCTCCATCGGAAGGTGTCCATTTCCAAAGTATTGGATCGGCATCACCTGATGAGTGTTTTCTTCCTCTTCTTCTTCTCATTCTTTTTTTTTTTATATCATCATTATCGGAGTCTTCTTGTGTATTATTATTATTATTATTATCGGAGTCTTGTGTATTATTGGGGAATAAGAAGAAATTTATTAACAACAAAAGTAAACAGGGTAAACTGATTAAACTGATTAAGAAGAAAAAACGAAAGAAGTATTGAATATATTTTATGTAATTTATGTAATTTGATGTGGGTGGAATAGTATTTGCTGTACAATTATAAACAACTTCAGGGTTGTTAACATCAGAGGGTGGATAATCGATAGTATTAAAATATTGTTGTTGCATTGTTACCATCTAATGATGTAAAGTCAATCAAGTCAAATAAAAAATAAAATTTTATGAGAGAATAAAAAAAATAAAATAAAAAATCTAACTCCAAGGTTTTTCTCATAACATTTGAATCAAAAAATGGTTTATTTTTTTTTCACCCTACCAACAATAAACAATGCGGTTCACAAAAGACAACCCTTTGCGTGTTGGCACGGATTGTAGCGGCATCGAGGCCCCGATTATGGCCTTGAAGAATCTCAACATTCCCTTTTCTCACGAGTTTTCTTCCGAGATTGATAAACATTGTATTGCCTCCATCAAGGCCAATTACCATCCCAAGATCATTTTCGGAGACATGACGAAAAGAAAACTAAAAGAGATTCCGGATATTGATTTGTACGTTTGCGGATTTCCTTGTCAGCCTTTTTCAGCCGTTGGTAAACAACGGGGTGTTGAGGACCCAAGAGGAACAATATTCTGGGAATGTCTTCGAGTCATCAAGACTAAGAAACCAAGTTTTTTCATTTTGGAGAATGTCAAGGGATTATTATCCAATGACAATAAAAAAACCTTTGAAACCATGAAAAAAGAACTTGATAAATTATCCAATTACCATGTAGAGTATAAATTATTGAATACGAAAGATTATGGTATTCCTCAGAGTCGTGCGCGGGTGTTTATTGTCGGTATTCAAAAAAAAATAGGTAAACATCCCATGATGTGGCCGAAACCAGTGAAACTCATCAAACCATTGAAAGACTACATTGATAAAACGGACACAACAGAAGAACCCATGGTATCATGGGGACATCTTATGTTAAGAAGAATTCCGGAAGATGCTTGTTTTATTAATCTAAGTTTTTCCCGAGATAATTTTCCAAACTCGAACAAAATTTGTCCATGTATTACTTGTAGTAAAAGGTTATGGTGTGTTCCCCTTCACAGGCGAGCCAAC